GGTAAATTAAAGGTTGTGCTGCCATCCCCCACACCCCACAACGTACCAATAGCGGCAAACAGTGCAGCGTAGGTTGTTCTACTTACAGCACCGCCATTACACTCCAACCACCCCGTAGGTGCAGCAGAACCAGCAAAAGGTAATACCATTCCCGATGAAACATAACCTAGTAATTGTGTCAAGTTAACAGCACTATCACCTGCTGTAGCAGCAGCTACAGCAAACTCTTGTGCTGCATTACCTGCTGTCGGGGCTTTAGTATCTAGCTGACTTTTATTAACAGCTTCATAACCTGTAGTACCATTAGCAACTAGGAATAGTTGTGTGCTGATACCTGCCAAAGCAGCGTATCTAGCATCGCCCTCGCCCTTAGAATAAACATTTAAGTTTGTTCTAGCTGTAGCTGCATTAGACAATGAAGCTAATGTACCATAATTAGTAATGTGTGTTGTTAAATTAGATTGAACAGTAGCAGCAGCACCTTTATCATCAAAGGCAATAGTCCAATAAGCTGCTTCACTTGCAGGGTCTTTATTAGTCCCCACTTGTAATGCTTTGTACACCAAACCGTTACGTTGAACATAGCTTTTATATGTTGCACTATACTGATACTCAACAGCACTATCCCATTCAGGAACACCCATTTGAAAGAGGTACGCTAAGGAGTCGTCTTGTCTGTTCTGTACCCAATTCATTTTCTCAAACTCAGGTTTCTCTACAATCCACCCTGTTTGAATCTTTACATTAGAGGGGGCTGTTTTGCTGCCACCACTAGCCCAAACATAAGTCATGTCTGGTTTTGTTATTTTAGCCATGATAGCCTCCAATTAAATTAAGTATACTTCTTAACATTAAAGTTTTTAATGTAAAAGTCTTGCCAAAAAACATAACGCGCTAACACAATATGCCCTGTTTGTATTTTAACACTGTTTGTATTTTAACACTGTTGGGGGCAACAATGTTACCAGCACTAGCCCATTGTTCTGAGTAGTTTGGCTTTGTATATTTTACCATTGTTATCTCTTAATAAGTAAATGCCGATGTGGGCGGTGTAAAATTACCTGTATAAACGGCTTCTTTTCTGATTCTAAACTCATCAATATAGCCAGTAACTATGTTGCCTATTGTTAGGTCTCCTGCATTGTCCACACTACCAGTCGAGTTTATAGTACCACCCTCATGCACCCCATTGATATATTGCTTTATAACACCATTTTCGGTTTCTCTAACCACTGCAACATGATACCATGCACCTGTTGTTATTACTGTTGTTGACATTACGGTGCCGTAAAGAAAACCACTATGCAATTCTCCTGAAGGGTAAATAGAAATCTGTTGCCGAGGAGAGCCAAATTTTTGTAAAAACAAAGCCTCCCAACTTGGCAATGATGTTAGATAAAACCAAAATTCTATCGTAAAAACACCAGTGCCTAAGTTTAGATTGGCGTTATTAGGTATTTTTATTGAGGATGACCCATCTAAATACAAACTGCTGCCGCCAAACTTAGACGTAGCTGTGCTAATTTTAGGCGTTCCAGCCACCACTGATACAGTCTGATTAAACGGACTGCTATCAGTAAACACCGTGGAATTGTTTGCACCGTCAAAATGCAGTAAAGCCAGTGTTAATGCTGGGTCAACAGGAGGACTAGACGCATTAAGCAAAGCTAAAGGAAACATATTAACCCCCCAGTACAGACCATACGTTACTACCGCGATAAATTAGCGTTTTGATTTTAGCATTGGCACTAAAAGCAAGTGTACCGTTTAAAGTCACACCACTAGCAACTAACAACTGAGCCGCATAAGTGCCTGTAATGTGAATGGTCACGCTATCACCTGCTGTCTTGCCTGTCGCTGTAGCCGCGTTAATCGTAATGCTAGTGAGCGAGTTATTAGACAACTCAATGATTGTGTTTCCGTTAGCTGTGACAGCACTAGCCAGTACTGTGTACGTTGTCCCTGCATCACTAACAAACTGATAACGGCTATTAGCGATTGATGTATAAGTGGTAGAGGCATTAGCTGTTGTCAAATAGCTTGACATACCTGATTGTGTCTGATATGTACTTGCTGCTGTAGCAGAAGTTAAGTAGCTGCTTAAATCAACAACCAACACATAACTACCACCCTCAAACTTATAGTGCTTATTTGTGTCCTCGTCATATACAATACAACCTTCGGGCAATGTATAGAATACCCACGCACCTGCTACTCGTGCAGCGAGCTTGTTGTTTTTTCCTGCAAAGTCGCCACTACCTGTTGTTACAATGTATCTTGTACCATTAGTTGTTACAACAGGACTAGCTACAAAACCTAACACTGTAATGTTGATTGTAGCTCCAAGCTGTACTAAATTGGAGTCCATACCTGTATTCCAGTTATCTTCCCCTAATGTCCACCCATAACTTAATCCGCTAATTGGGTCTGTTAATGCTGTCATAATTTCCTCGTTTTAATGTTATGCGCTTACTAATTCATAAGAGACACAAATTGGAATGGGTATAATACTTCCTATGCTACTAAGCCCTCTTAGGAAGTATTCTTGTAATGGTGTTAATGTTACATAATATGTAATTACTAGGTGTGCATTACCAACTTCTTCTATCAGGCAATCATTTGTCTCTAATATGAAGTTAAGTGCATTCATCACGCCTTGCGGTGTTGTGTTAGATATATTAGCTGCAATTCTAGCTCTAATTAAGAATCTGTATGTGTCATCATCTACTTCAAAAGGAGAGCCGTTAGCATCAGATACAGATTTAAAGTAACCGCCTGTCCCTACATCTGCTGTTGTGCCGAATGTCTTTGCTTGTGGTGCTGTATCAAAACCAAAGTAAGGGAATAACGTGTAGTCAACTAATACTCTTGGCTGGCCAACAATATCCCCTATCACATCTAATTGAACACCAACAGCATTGTCTAAGTCTCTTAGTTGTTTTAAGTCTTTAAACGCTGTTTGTAGTTCTGCTATCTCTTGCATTACAATCTTAACGTAGGCATCAAAAACGGGTTTATCTTTAAATTGTTGTGTGTATCTACTTCTTGCTACAGTGAGATAATCTGTTTCCACAAAAGGAATCATGTTTCCTCCTTAGACAAAAAAGATACTAATGTTTGATGCCGACAAATTGGCAATCTCATTAAAAGCCACAACAATGTTAGTTGTGCCTACAGGTGCAGGTGTGTCGCCAATAGTTAAACTACTAACGTAGAAGCCATTAGTTGCACTATTAATTGGCGTATATAACCTACTATATAGTACAGGCTCACCAATACTGAAGTCAGCTAGATATGCAACTAACGCATCTGAAATCAATTCATCCCCATTTGCAGGGAAGGTATCATCTTTGACAATATCCATAGTGATGTAGATTTCTTTATTTGTTGGTCTATCAAAAGATATATCGTGTAATACACCTGCACTGTCAGCGATAGCAACTGTTGTACTACCGTAGCTCAATATCCCTGCTGGCTTGTTGTTCCATATTGCTTGTGCAATCTCTGCATCTGTTCCACCTAATACAATAGGATAGAAGCTGTGTGCAGGTACAGGGGGGGATACAAAGCCTGTGTCTGTTTCATTCTCATAAATAACAACCTGTCTGACACCATCTAACACTAATACAGCAGCATAGATTGCTTCGTATGTGTTACTGCCATCTTGGAATTTAGCTCTCAAGAATCTGTGCCTTAATTCAGCATCAGTCTCTAAAATTGTACCTACAATACCTGCAAACGGATTAGTAACACTTTCCCACCCAACTAAAGGTGTTTGGATTGTTGTGATAGTGTTTTCATCTTGTGTTATAACACCTGTCTCTGTACAAGATGCTAGGGTAGCTTTCTTGGCTTTAGAGATTGTGAATTGACCTAATGACGCAAAATCACAGTTGTAGTCTTGGTTAACTTCTTGTACCCACAGATTGTTCCCATCTATTAGTCCACTAATATAGGCAGCATGAGAAGTGTTTATCTCATTTGCAAGTCCTGTAACAATACTAGAAGCTGTTGCAGACACACCAGAAGTATAAGACACAGTAACAGGAGTGGAATTAACACCAAGAACTTGATAAGTGAAAGAATAAACAGTAGAATCTGCCACAGTGGTCGGAGTAACATAGATAGCAACTGCATCATTCTCATCTAATAATACACTCTCTTGAAATTCAAATACTCTGTTTTGGTCTGAACGTACATAACTACCTGTAGGGATTGTTACACCATAAGTGCCTGTATTTACTAACAACGCTTGTGTAGCTGTTGCTGTATTCCTTGTTACTCCACCAATCGCGCACAACTGCTCTAAGGCCACACCTGTAGCTGTTGTGATACTAAAAGCGTTATATACTTCTTGCGATGTTTCCCATAACTCTGTTAAAGGAGAAGCAACAATTTGAATCCATCTACCCAACACTGAATTGTTAGATGTATCTAGCACATCACCACTTGTTAGAAAAGAAGAGAACTCAACGCCTGCTTTAGTTTTAAGAGATGTGATAATGTCGTTAAGACGTTTGGTTGTGTACCCTGTACTTGTCAATCCTGCCATGCTATATTATTCCTTACACACTGAGGGAGGCAGAGCTATAAAAACCGTCTCTTGTCTTAACCTCGAAAACTAAACTGTACACCCTTGTTTGTTGATTGAGTGTGCTATTAAAACTTGTTATCTGTAAAACTTCTCTCTCTTTAAGAATTTCAGATTGAAATATTGCATCTACAGATTGCTTGCTTCTGTTCTTACCAAAGATTTGTCCGAAGTAGTCAACACCTATTGTGCCGTCTAAGAACCACTCACCAAAGAAGGTTTGTAATTTAATCTTTATTCTTTGAGCTAGGTTTTCACTTGTAGTTGTTGTAACCTGACTACCCATTCTTCGTATTGTACTAGCTACAGAAGATGTTGCATTACTTTGGCCATAGGCCATTCCATAGCCGTATCCATACCCACTATCATATGCTGTAGCCATAATATCTGTAGTAGATACAACACCAAAAACAACATCACCTGTCGCACTGTCTATTTTAATATCCATTCATTACCTCACTTAAACAGGGAAATCTATACTACAAGAGGCAATCTCATCTTTCTTCTTATTGATAGTGTCAATCAAGTCAATACTGGCTGCGGTTATAGCTGTAAGTTGTAACTGGTACGTTGCTGACGGAGTTAACATAGGTTTTAAGAAGTCATTTATAAAACCTGTAATCCAATCTATAACTTTTTGAGGGTCTGTAGGTACGTCCACCAAGGCTGCTATTGGGGTAAGTTTAGCTATTTGTGCTAGGATTGCATCTTTTTCTGCATCAATAGTCTCCATCACACTTGTTGTAACTTCTTGCAACTGTTCACAGGTTTTGCAAGATTCTACCCTTGCTTTAAGGCTATCTATCTGTTCAGTATTTATAATACTGCTACCTTGTGGGTTCATAATATCACCTAAAAAATGTTTGTAATTATACCACCAGAAACAGATACAACTTGACCTGTGGGTGTTGTGAAAGAGCCTGTAGCACCTGCACCTACAGATAGTGAACTCTTTATACTTACAGGGGTATCTATTTGGACATGGACACCCTTTACAATACATTGACCGTTTGACTTCAACCTAACTTCACTCTCAGCCTCACCTATACTGTTTGTAAGTATCACGTCTCCACTTGAGTAGTTAAACAGTTTATTTTTACTAGGTGTCTTACTAAAGGGGAATACACAAGGTATGGCCACAGCGTCTCTAATATTAAAAGACCTTTCATCAATAGGGTCGTGCGGTGTTGTAGCACCTGCCTTAAATACATCAATGTTAGACTTGTTAAACACCACTAACACT